GATTTTGATGTTACAGTCACTAATGGTCAGACAAACACAGTTTCTGCTGGTATCAATGAAACATTCCTTCCTTTTGATGAGGAGAGGTACTCCATCGTCATGCAGAATGGTGCAGTTCAAGTTCTCTCGGCGGACAAGGTTACCATCTCTGCTGATGGTTCATCTCTGACATTTAAGAACCTGAGTGGAAGTGGTTCTGGTCAATTGGTTGCAACACTGAGGAAGATTAAGGTCACAGCCAAAGAGAAAGTCAAGCTCCCCGTTCAGAGTCTCATTATTGATAAGTCTAATGTCGAAGGTTCTGGAACTGGTGATGGAACTTTCAATGATGGACTTACTTATGGTAACTACGCCTTTGGAACAAGGGTTCAGGATAAGATCATCTGTCTGAACAAACCAGATGTCATCAAAGTTCATGCCATCTATGAAGCAAATGGGACTGATGACCCGGAAGCTCCTGTTGTTGTCCTTGGTGGAATTGACGGGGAATCTGGAACAACAGGTGATTTGATTATTGGTGAGCAGTTTATTGGTGAAGAGAGTGGAGCTGTTTGTACACTTCTCGTCAATAAGAATGATATTAGTTCCAACTTCTGTTATCTGAACACCTCGACTCTTGTTGAGGGTGAGACTGTAAAGTTCCAAAGTTCAAATGTCACGGCAACGGTTTCATCTACCACAGAGTCTGACCAGAGAATCTCCGGTGACTTTAAACTCGATCAAGGTCAGAGAGCCACTTTCTATGATTACGCTAGAATCATCAGAAAGCCTGATGTTGATGCACCCAATAAGAAGATTATTGTTTACTTCATGGCTGCAGAGTATGACTCTGAGGACACTGGAGATATCACACTAACCGACTCCTATAAGAACTTTGATTATGGGAGGGAGATTCCCTCATTCAGAGGATTCCGTCTCACAGACATGATCGATGCGAGACCGAGAGTCAATAACTTTACAGTAACCGAAGGTTCTAGATCTCCGTTTGAATTTAAGGGGAGAGAGTTCAATGGTTCCTCAACTCAACACAGCTCTAAGAACATTCTTGCAACTGAAGAGTCGATTTCAATCTCTTATGATTTCTATCTTCCCAGAATTGATTCGATCTACTGTGGAAGAGATGGGTCTCTGACTGTCAGATATGGTAATCCTGATGAAAATCCTCAGCCACCTGAGACAATGAATGGTGGAATGAGAATTGCCAATATCACACTTCCTGCTTATCTTTATAACACAAACAACGCCAAGATTAAGTTTATTGAGCATAAGAGATATCAGATGAGTGATATCGCAAAGCTCGAAACAAGGATCTCTAATCTTGAATATTACACTTCACTGAACGCTCTTGAGCAAGATGCAACAAGTCAGTTTATTCCTGACGCCAATGGAAATAACAGATTTAAGTCTGGAATCTTCGTTGATAACTTCTCCACTACACTCCCTCAAGATACCAACATTGGATTCAAAAACAGTGTTGATAAGAAGAGTGGATCAATGAGACCATGCCATTACACAACAGCAATTGGTCTTGAGCCTGGTCTGAAGCCAGGACAAGATCCTAATATTGATGAAGCCTTTGCTGAAATCATTGGAAACAATATTGTCAGATCTGGTGATGTAATTACACTCGATTTTGAAGAAGTTGAATATATTCGGCAACCATTTGGAACTCGTGTTGAGAATGTAACTCCGTTCCTTGTCACATTCTACGCTGGTGCTGTTGCTCTTGTTCCGGAGACCGATGTTTGGATTGACACTCAGACACTGGAACCACATAATGTTGAATTTGAAAATGATCTGTTCGACTCAATGGTAGCTGCCACTGGTGCCGAAGTCACTTCGGATGCTGATGGAAACAGAACTGGTGTTTCTCCAATTATCTGGGATTCTTGGGAGACCACTGGAGTTAATGTTGACCAAGAACTTGATGTTAATATTAGCACCAACCAGATAGGTTCAGATTCAGATACTGACAATGACACAAACACTTCCGGTAACACAACTTCAACGACAACAACTACCACCACAACCACTGAGTTTGAAACAGAAGTTAGTGTTGGAAGTGAAATTACCACTAGCCTTGATCAACAGAGAACAGGCCAACAGATCACAATCAACGAGACAACACAAACCGAGTCCCTTGGTGAATCTATTGTTGACAGAGAAATCATTCACTTCCTGAGAGCAAGGAACATCGAAACGACTGCGACAAGAATGAAACCATTCACTCGCATTTATGGTTTCTTCGATGGTGTTGATCTCAACAGATATATCACTCCTAAGCTGATTGAAATTGACATGCAACAGGGAACTTTCCAGGTTGGTGAGACAGTTGAGGGTGTGATGCCATCTTCACTGCAGGATGAAGAGGACGACAGAACAGTTCCATTCATCACATTTAGAGTTGCTGTTTCTAACCATAAGTATGGAGCATTCAACAATCCAACTGATCGTTATGATCAGAACATGTACGATCCTGAAAGAAATGACATTCCAGCAACGTACTCACCTTCGTCTACCATTCTGAATGTTGACACTAATTCCCTTCAGAACATCAACCAGAACCAGTTCGCTGGATTTATTGCCAAAGGAATGAGACTGAGAGGTAGTACCTCCGGCGCTCAAGCAATTGTAAGTGACCTCAGGTTCATCACTGATGATGTTGGAACTTTCCAAGGTTGTTTCAGAGTACCTGATCCAAATAATCCCGCCAACCCCACATTTGAAAATGGCAGAAACACTTGGAGATTTACAAGTAGTGCTACCAACAGTCAACTTGAAGGTTCCTTAACGACAGCTGCAGAACACATCTTCTACTCTCAAGGTGACCTGGATAGTATTCAGGAAACCACTCTGTCTCTGCAGAATGTTGGATTTGAGACTGAGGAGTTCACTCAAAACAGAGAACTTACTGACACATCCTCCACAACCAGCACAGACAGTGATACCTTCGAAACTGTCAACACTAACACATCGACTGAGGTTGAGACTATTGAAATTGAAGAGGTCATTGTCGAAGAGAACCAACAGGACCCGCTCGCTCAAACCTTCTATGTTGGGGAGACGAACGGTATCTATGTCAATTCTGTTGATGTTTTCTTCTTCCAGACTGATGAGACATCGACTGTTACCTTCCAAATCAGAGAGGTAGAGCTCGGAACTCCAACACAAAAAGTTCTGGCTTATTCTGAAACCATTATTTCTGGAGCGGATATTGTTACTTCTGAAGATGGTCAGACTCCACACACAATTCAATTGAAATCTCCTGTTTACCTTGCAGGTGGTAAGGAGTATTGTCTTGTTCTGATGTCACAATCAACAAACTTTATTGTTTGGATTTCTCGTCTTGGTGAGGCAGATGTTGCCAGCAGCGCTGGTGGAGAACAGAACCAGGTTATTGTTACGGAACAACCCCTCCTTGGATCTCTGTTCAAGTCACAAAATGGTTCAACCTGGACACCAAGTCAATATGAGGATCTCAAGTTTGAACTCCGTAGATGTAAGTTTGTAAGGAATGGTGACATCTCGTTGTTCAATCAAAACCTTCCTAAGGATCTTGAGAAACTTGACCCCAACGCTCTCACGATGCAGTCCAGAAAGGTCAAACTCAACACAACCACAATTACAGACACTGGTCTTGAGCCTGGATTCACAATCAGACAGCAGAACACTGGAGCAACTGGTAACTTCTTAGGTTATGGTGGTGCTGCTTCTGGAGCTCTCGGTCTTGATAATGTTGGTGCTGGATTCACTCCTTCCGCTTCTTACTTTGTCTACACTGGAGTTGCTCTTACTTCTGTCACAGGAAGTGGTCTGAACGCGACAGCAAACATTGCGATTGAGAATGGAGTGGCACTGGCGGCAACGATCAGTGCTGGTGGTGAGGGTTATGCAGTTGGTGATGTTCTTACTCCGATCACTATTGGAAATGACAACCTTGGTTCTGGAATGAGATTGTCTGTTGGAACCATCAGTGGAAATAACCAACTCCTTTTGGATGGTGTCCAAGGTAACTTCAACGCAATCGGTGGTAATGACCTTGAGTACGTCAGCACCGCCGGAACAACCACTCAGCTCAATGGTGGAGGTGTTGTCCCGTCGAACCCAATCATCGTTCCTTATGAGAGGGATGAGGGAGTTTATATGAAGGTCTGGCACAGAAACCATGGAATGTACAATGAAGGTAACAGAGTTGTACTTTCTGGCATCACACCAAGTGGATCTAAGATCACTCTTACATCTGACTATGGTGTTAATGCCACTGGCAATATTAATGTTTCTGCTGGAGCTGGCTTCACTTCATTCGAACAAGTTGCTGTTGGTGCCACTAACCCTGGTTATGTTAAGATCGGACAAGAGATTATCAGTTACGAGGGTGTTAGTGGAGACAACCTGACTGGAATTACCAGAGGAATTGATAATACTAAGGTTGAGATCCATCAGAAGTCTGATAAAGTTACTAAGTATGAGTTGAATGGCGTTTCTTTGAGAAGAATCAATAAGACACACTCTCTCAACACAACCTCTGATATCATTAGACCAATCACACTTGACTCTTACTATATCAAGATTGACATGAGTTCGAATGGTGTTGATAGGAGTGAGGGTCAATCTACATTCCCTCCTCTCTACTTTGCAGAGACTAAGAAGGGTGGTGGAGTTAACGGAAGATCGACTTATAACCTTCCCTTCAATTGCATTGTTCCTAAGATTAATACAATCATTCCCCAAGGAACAACAATCACTTCATCTGTCAGAACGACTTCTGGAACATCTGTTGATGGAACTCAACCATCGTTCGTTGATAAGGGATTCGTTGGAGCAACTCTCAACACAAAGACCTGGTTTGATGATCCAAGAGCGGTTTACTCAGTGGAGAACGAGAACACTTTCCTCACTTCACTTCCCAATAACAAATCGTTCACCTACAACATGCAACTGGAGACAGGATCTACCCGCCTTTCTCCCGCAATTGATCTTTCTTCCTCAAGCGCTATCTTTATTCATAACAGAACAAATGCACCAATTTCAGATTATGCGACAGATTTCAGAGTCAACACAACAGAGGATGATCCTAACTCATTCTTCTATGTAACCAAGTTGATCAACTTGGAGAACCCTGGAACATCGATTCAAGTTCTCTTTGACGCTTATATCTCACAGGTTAATGATGTTAGAGTTCTCTTTGCCACAGGTCAGAGAGTTCCTGTTGACCAGACTGTGTTTATTCCTTTCCCTGGCTATGGAAACATTGGTCCTAATGGAGAAGTCCTGAACAGCGCACTTAACAACGGTAATCCTGACACTAAGACTCCAAAGAGTGATAGACTTGTCACAAAACCAAAGGCCAAAGACTTCAAGGAATTTAAGTTTACAGTTGAGAACTTGACTCCATTCAGTGAGTTTAGAATCAAAATTATTGGTTCTTCTACTAACTCTTCAATCTGTCCAATTATAAGAAACTTTAGAGTTACTGCACTTGCATAATGTACATCCCAGTCGAAGGTGATCCCGCCCTGGTGCGGGATAAGAGAAACGGTTCAATTGTCAACATTGACAAGACAGGTTATCAAGCCTACATTGCCAGAAGAGACAAGGAACTTTCAGAAAAAGAGAAACTAGTGGATCTGGAAACTAAGGTTGAATCTCTCCAAAATGACATTGGAGAGATAAAGGATTTACTTAGAAAGGCTCTTGATAAATAGTAAAAATAGTAAGAGTAAATAAATGGCTCAACCCTCTACCAGACAAGAACTTATCGACTATTGCCTGAGGAAGCTGGGAGCCCCTGTCCTTGAGATCAATGTTGCTGAAGAGCAAGTTGAGGACTTGGTTGATGATGCCCTTCAGTACTTTCAAGAGAGACACTTTGATGGTGTCTCTAGGGTGTACTTGAAGTATCAGGTAACACAAGAAGATGTAGACAGAGGAAGAGCAAGACCACCGGGAGCTCCTTCAAACGGATCTGGAACTGTTGGAATTGCCTCCACATCCGCAACCACCACCATTGTGGGGACTGCAACCACATTCACCTACTATGAGAATAGTAATTACTTACAGGTTGCCCCAGACATTATTGGAATCAATAAGGTGTTCCAATATAACTCCACACTGGGTAACGGAATGTATAATGTGAAATATCAATTCATGCTCAATGACGTTTTTGGTCTTTGGGGTGGTTATGGTAATGCCAGTGGTTATGATCTTACATCATATTCAATGACAATGAGTTATCTGGAGACAATGAACTTTCTCCTGAACACCCACAAACAAATCAGATTCAATCAAAGATTAGACAGGATGTATCTTGATGTTGATTGGAGTGAATTGAAAGTTGGTGAATTCCTCATTATTGATTGCTTCAGAGCAATGGACGGAGATGAATATTCAAGAGTTTGGAATGACTCATTCCTGAAGAAATATCTCACATCTCTGATTAAGAGACAATGGGGTCAAAATCTTATCAAGTTCCAAGGAGTTAAACTTCCCGGTGGAATTGAGTTCAACGGAAGAGCAATTTATGATGATGCTCAAAGAGAACTCGATGCAATTAGAGAGGAGATGTCCAATACTTACGAGTTGCCTCCAATGGACTTTATTGGATGATTGAGATATGCTAAATCCATTCTTTCTAAACGGAACTTCATCAGAGCAGGGTCTTCTTCAGTCTCTGATGACGGAAACCATCCAAATGCATGGGGTGGAGTGTTATTACTTGCCAAGAAGTTACGCGACAACCAACACAGTCATTAGAGAAGTTGTCCAATCTGAATTTAACAACGCTTATCCTCTAGAGGCTTATGTTGAATCTTATGATGGTTATGGTGGTCAGGGTGACATTCTTTCCAAGTTTGGAATTCAAGGACTGGATGATTTAGAAATCACTATTTCAAGGGAAAGGTTTGAGAGTTACATTAGTCCTTTGATGAAGGATCTTCCTGATATGGAGCTCACCGATCGACCTAAAGAGGGTGATCTTATTTGGTTCCCTCTTGGGGATCGATTATTTGAAATTAAGTTTGTTGAACACGAACAACCTTTCTACCAACTTAAAGAGAGATATGTTTATCAACTGAAGTGTGAACTCTTCCGTCTGGAGGACGAGGTTCTCGATACCAATGTCTCAGAGATTGATGAGTCGATTGAACAACTTGGCCACATCTTCACACTGAATATGTTGGGTGTGGGAAGGACAGCAACAGCCACAGCTGGAATCTGTACTTCTGGAGCCATCAACTACATTACCATCAAAAACATGGGTGGTAGTTATGATTTCCAACCTTACATTGGAATCTCTTCTTCACCAACTGGTGATAACGCAGTTGGGGTTGCCTCGATCACTAACATTTATACCAATTGCAACGGAGAGTATGGTGGAAAAATTGCTGCTATTAACCTCATTAACGCAGGTTGCGGGTACACACAAGCTCCGTGGATTACGATTAGTGGAGGGGGTGGATCTGGTGCGGAAGCAGTCGCGGGCATTGGTACAGGTTCTGTCCAATTTATAACTATTACTGATGGTGGAGCTGGTTACACAACAGCACCAACTGTCACGTTTAGTAATCCTTTACTTGATAACGTATTTTGTGATAGTGATCAAATTACATGCGACTCTGATCAGCTCACAGTGGATGACACAGACATCCCTGGGGAAGAGGCAGCAAGAGCTTTGAGTGTCATTAACTCCGCAGGAATCGTCACTGGAATTTACGTTACTTACGGTGGCGTAGGTTATCAAGATCCCCCAACGATTACGATCGCTGGTCCTGTTGGATTTGAGACAGGAACAGGAGTGGGAAGATTCATCTTCAATGAGATCGTCACTGGTTCAACTTCTGGAACAACAGCAAGAGTCAAAGAGTGGAACTCGGACACTTACAAGTTGGAAGTTTCCATCGTTGATGGATCGTTTACAAATGGTGAGAGGATCACTGGTAATGAATCTGGAGCTGTTTATGTTCTCAGTTCGACTAGTGAGTTTGATGAAGTCTCAGCATATGCAGACAACGATACGATTGAAACCAAAGCTGATTCGATTATCGATTTTTCAGAAACAAACCCATTTGGGATGCCCTGAATAAATAACTTAGCAAGGAGTAACCACAGAAAATGGCAAAACAGGTAATTGGCATTGGAACAACAGCAAATGATGGAACAGGAGATTCCCTGCGAGTCAGTGCTGAGAAGTCAAACGACAACTTTACTGAGGTTTACACTCTTCTGGGTGATGGTGCTACCTTGCCTTCTGGAATTGTTACCGCACTTACAGCTGGGACGAACGTTACACTTTCAGGTTCGACCGGAAATGTAACCATCAACGCTTCGATTACTGGAGGATCAACAGCAGAAGTCAGTGCGAACACATTGGTGGTTACTGGAGTTTCCACACTTGGTGTTATTACTGGTGCAACTTCCCTTGGTGTCGTTGATGTTTTTGCAACCACATTGACAGGTAATCTGACTGGTAATGTGACAGGTAATGTGACAGGTAACCTGACAGGTGATGTAACTGGTGATGGATCAAACCTGACAGGAATCACTACACTGATTCAAGCTGGAGATAATGTAACTGTAACTACGGCTTCTGGTATTACCACAATTTCTTCAGCAGGTGTTTCTACTGCTGAAGTTAGATCAAATACTCTTGTCGTTACTGGTATCACTACTCTTGGTATTGTTACTGGAGTAACCTCAGTTGAGGCTACAGACTTCTATGGAAATGGATCACAACTGGTTGATGGTAAGTGGACTCTGGGTGCTAACGGTTCAGATCATTATACTTTCACTGGAATTGGTTTCACACAAACCACTGATGATCCTGACCTCTATCTGGCAAGAGGAAATGTTTATGAGTTTGTGAACAACATGGATAATCATCCATTCAGAATTCAGAGCACACAGAATGGTTCTACTGGAACTCAATACAACACTGGAGTTACCAATAATGATGCTTATGATGGAACAACACTTAGATTTGAAGTTCCATTCAGTGCTCCTGACACATTATACTATCAGTGTACTTCACACACCGGAATGGGTGGAACCATCTTTATCTATCCAACCCTTAGATAATTATTCTAAATAGAAGAAATAGTGTAATAAAATGTTTGAGTATTTTTATAATGAGATCTTTAGATCCGTTATTATTGCATTTGGTTCCGTATTCAACGGGATAGAGGTCCGACACAAAGATGAGAACAATGATACTTTCAGTATCGTTAAAGTTCCTCTTGCTTATGGTCCGATGCAAAAGTTTCTTGCTCGAATGCAGCAAGAGGCTAACCTCAATAAGCCTATTCAGATGACACTCCCGAGGATGTCATTTGAATTCACAAATCTTTCTTACGATCCAAGTCGTAAATCTACTCGAACAACACAGATCATCAATCAGACTCCTGATGGTGAGAAAATAAAGTCTAATTATATGCCTGTTCCATATAACATGACATTTCAACTCAACATCATGACGAAGTTGAACGATGACATGTTGCAAATCATTGAACAGATCCTTCCTTATTTCCAACCTCATTACACTCTTACTGTTAAGTTTCTCGGTAACTTAGAAGAGAAGAGAGACATCCCTATCCAGTTGGATGACATTACGATGACGGATGACTATGAGGGCAACTTCGATCAAAGAAGAGCACTTATCTACACTCTCACATTCACAGCCAAAACTTACCTGTTTGGTCCTGTGGAGGATGTTACTGGATCTATCATCAAGAAGGTTACTGTTGGTTACCTGGCAGACACCACCCTTGGTGCAGAAAGAGACATCACTTACACTGTTACTCCAAGAGCCGTCAAGGATTACGATGGCGACGGAACAACATATGTCTCAGACAACATCGATCTCACCACACAGATCATTCCCGTTGGAGATTCTTCAGATCTCGCGGTTGGCACTTACATCTATGTTGACCAAGAAGAGATGTTTATCAGTAAGATTGATGGAAACACTCTAACGGTCAAGAGAGCTCAGGATAATTCCAAGGCTGGTAAGCACGTCTCTGGAGCAGCAGTCCATAAGATTACCAAAGAGGACAACGCCGCAATTCAATTCGGTGATGACTTCGGTTTTAGTGGTAGTTACTCGTAATCATTATGAGTGATAAGTATGAAAAACTGAATGACACTTTCGATGTGGAGGCCAGTGAAGTGAGTAAAGAGATTGTCGAAAAGAAGATCGACAAAATTGAAAGTTCCGTTGAGGACATCAAAAAAGATTATGAGTATACAAGAGGTAATCTTTATTCTGTAATCGAAAAAGGACAAGAGGCCCTTGATGGAATTCTCGAATTGGCACAAGAGAGTGAAACACCAAGAGCTTATGAAGTTGCTGGTCAGTTGATTAAAAGCGTTTCTGACGCCACTGACAAACTGATGGCACTTCAGGCAAAACTGAAGAGTGTCACAAAAGAAGACGAAAAGATCACCCCAACAAGTGTGACAAACAACGCTCTGTTTGTTGGTTCCACTGCAGAACTCCAGAAGATGTTGAAAGAGGCATCTAAGGATAATAAATAATTAAAAGACCAAGAGAATAATGGCCGCCACACCCTCGACCAACATAATCATCCCTCAGGGAGCGGACTTTGAAAAAGTCTTTACATCAAAGGAAACTGATGGTTCAACCTCAGACCTGACTGGATTTACTGGTGTCTCGAAACTGAAGAAACATCCAACATCTGTGAAGTCTCACACCTTTACTGTTGGAATTACTTCATCAACGGGAAAGGTTTCGATTGCAATGACTTCCGGTGAGACTGTCAAGATTTCTCCAGGTCGGCATAATTATGACATTTTTCTAACTTCACCATCTGGAGCAGTTTCCAAATTGGTTGAAGGGCAGGTGACTGTGACAGCAGGTATTACAACGTAATCTCATGCCAGTCGCAAGTCGTCTTACTTGTCTAAATACTAAGAGAATCTTGTTGTAAGAGAAGATGACATCACCGATTGTTGCCAGACTCCTTGAGAAGAAGGAAGCAGGAGTCTGTCTTCAGA